TGGATCAACAACCCTTCCACCAACAACAACACCCTTCGCTTGGTCAATAGAGCCAACAAAACCCTGTAATCTCTGCCTAGCACCTTCCACATCGCCAGACTTAGCCAAATTAATAGCCTCTTCTGTTTGCGTAGTGTTTCTACCCTGCTGCTTCAATGTGGCTATACGTTGCTCACCAAAGCTAATAAATCCCTGCACATCACCGTTATTAAGCTGATTTAATCCGATTTTTGCAGAAGCGATGAAATCATTTAAATCTTTCGCACTTCTTGCGCCAATATGCTCACCTAAAGCTAGCCCCACTTCTGGATCTAAGTCAATAAGCTGATCTAGTGACTCGCCGCCACCCTCTTTAAGCGCTAAAGATGACAGCTCTTTGACTTTACCTTGCCGCGAAATTTCTTGGCCTTCACGAAAGCTGCCAACTAAATCAGGAGCCTTTTGGTTTAATATTGCTTGTGCTAATACAGAAGATACCATTATGAACCTCCGAAGAATGTACCCGCTAAACTAGCAAGCTGGGTATTGGTTTGCGCCCTTTGATTTGCGCTTGAAATACCTTGCAAGCCTGAAATCTCAGCCGCGTTTTGTATTCCTTGAATTTGTGGAGCAGTTGCACCCAATCGAATATTAGCCATTTGCGTTCCTAAGCCCTGCTGGATATTAGCCTCATTCACTGCACCACCCTCAATAATAGATGACATATCGCCACGAACGCTACGAGATAAGGCCGCTAATGGTTCTAATTGAGCTAGCCGTTGCTGGATAATATTAGCCTGTTGCGCCCCTGCTAATTGTTGACCAGCCTGAATGGTTGCGCCGCCACCTAACTCACCTCTTGCCGCTGCGCCTCTAGTCAATTGCTGCTGCTGTCTACGCTGTAATTCTTGATCGAATTGCGATACCGGGATATTACCTATCGCTTGCTCTTGCGCTTCCTGCCCGTTAAGCCCCAGAATAGCCTGCTGCTCATTAAAGCCGCGCAAGTCGTCCACTTGCTGCAATGGATCTAAACCCGCTTGCGTGGCCTGCCTAGACAGCCCTAACTGCTCATTAGAGCCTTGCTGCAATATACTTAATGCTTGAGGCGTTCTAGCCGTTATTAAATCATCAATAGTCTCAAAGCCACCTACCGGCGCTGCAACCGATGAAAATCCAGTAATAGCCATTATATTCCCCCAGTCCCTTCGAAGCCACTAGCTCCGAAAGGGTTTGTTTGTTGTGTGTTTTGTCGGGCAAGGCCAACTTTAGGCGCAAATAGCTGCCCTGCTAAACCTGCTACCGACTCTGCTGTCTGTGTGTTTGCTCGCTGGCCTGCTACCTCAGACAATAATCGAGCCTCAGTTCCACTAGCCTGCAATTGAGCCAATTGAGGGGCTGCACCAACTAAAACGCCTGCCCTATTGGATGCTGTGCTACCCGTTAAATCTGCAAGGCGTTGAAGTCTTGACCGCTCTAATTGTGCTTGATCCGATGTGGCCGCCAAACCCTGTTGACCTGCCGATAATAACGACTGCCTGAAATCCGGACTAGCCGCACTAACTGATAAATCACCCTGCCGATCAACCTCACGACTAACTACAGGCGATAAATTGAACATCTCTGGCTTATTTCTAATAAAATCAGTTGACGCAGATCGAATTGAATCAGCAATAGCACCACTTACAGGTAAATTACCTATAAACTCTTCTTGTGCACGTTCTATGGCCTGCAAATCTGCAAATGGATCCAGTTGCGCCGATGCCTCAGCCGCACCACGATCAGATGTTTCAGACGCTAATACGCTTTGACGTAAAATATCCGCTTCACTAGCTTTACCTGCTGCATCCAAAAGTTTTGCAGACTGTAACGCCGCTTGCCTTTGTTGGTCAGCAGCCCTTTGATTTGCTTTTTTTGTGTCACGCTGACCTTTAACTACAAGCGCCGCTCCGACCACTGCCGTTGTTATAGCTGCCATCTTACAATACCTTTGTGTATAAACTTTCGTTTATCTTATAACCCATAGAATCATAAATAGTTTTTATGGACTCAGGCATGGAGGATTCCATATAGGCCATGCTCCAATACTTAATACCTTCGCGTCTAGCGCTTTTTTCGATCTCCCTAAGAAGCTTTAAGCCCCCGCCAGTATTCCTGAATTTTTCATTGACCCACCAAGCCAGCTCAGTACCAGATACAACGTCGAAATTAGCTAATAATGGGCCTTTAATACCGCAAACAAAACCCTCTACAGCGCCGTCGATCTCTAACACCAAGCAAAGACCATCATCCATACACTTTTCAGTCATAGCCTGCACAGCATCATTTTGCAGAGGCTCCGCTTTGTATATGGTATGTTTCCAAAATTCCCTGCTCATTTCAATAATGGCTGGAATATCTTTTGTTTCGCAATCTCTAATCATAAAACATCGTCAGCACTAGCCGTCCGTTTCTCTCGTTATCACCAAAGCCACCTACTGGCTCTGCTCTGTGCATTAAATCAGCGTCAAATATAAACGCCCTATTTGGAATCATTGCGGCTATATTCGTTATCTGCCACGCTTCTGCATTATTGGTATCGTCCTGCCATACTTTTAACTGCTTCTCATTGATTGGAGTGCTACATAAGCCTGTTTTTTTATGCAAAACAAGAGACGTTCCACCCTCGCAATCTTCAACCCTATTAATATACAACATTAAGCTATAAGACCCCATAACGGCATCAGTATGTGCTTGATGGGGCGCATCCATACCATTAGTGCTAAGTCTAAGAAATAAAGCGTTAACCTTAATGTCTCGCCCAATTGAACTTATAGTTTTTGCTATAACTTCTGCCTCTATACTTTTGGGGATATCTAAACTAACGCCGGGATAAAAAACTCCGTCTTCTGGGTTTACAACTCCGTCATAACTGACATCATCGCAATGAATACGAAACGATTCAAAATCATTCAGAAAATTATCTATTATGATCTCGCTATCCATCCAGTATTACCCTCGCCTGTATTTTTTAAGTAAATCCCAGTGCCTGAGCTATCCGTATCAACATACCATCGGCCAACAGTTGCAATCACTACGCTTTCTGGGCTTCCAGATCCAACGAGAGGTGGTTTAATCGCTTCCGTTACCTGATCCATCCATGTAGCAAACTGGACGCTAGGGAAGCCATCTAGAATGATCTTGTCGGTTATTGCTGGTGCTTGTATGAACTCAGCCAATGTCTGCTTCAACCTTTATTAATGTAGCCTTCGTGGGGCTTGACACTTCGAATTGTAACACTCTTTGGCGTGCAAACCTACCAAGCCTATTCCACACTGGACGATGTAAGTACTCGCCGATCTTGCCCATTGAGCGAGATATAAAACCGTCATAAGTTCTTGCGCCATCATCCGACCAAGAAAATGTAATCTTGGGATCTGAGCCGCCGGTTGCAAAAATAGCATTTCCTGCCGCATTGGTTCCTGTTTGTATTTTTAAGTCGTTCGCTAGACCTACTCCAGCCTCAATAACAGCCTCGATAGATGCCACATTTACGGCATTACCGGAGTTATCAAAAGGGCGCGATGTTATAAGTCTCGGAGTTAAAATCCCATACTCGAGCGACTCATCCTCTCTTAGCTCGCCAATATTGCCAGTTTGAGAATCTCCAACAATCGTTATCCCATAAGCTGTAACAATATGCGAAACCCTGTAAGCCGAAAGGCTTGCACCGTCAATAGATTGTCGTTCGTGCCAACGGTTATTGGTTAAGTCGTAAACATAACACGTTGATTGTGTTGATACCCCAAGCATGTAAGCGCCTGATTCAGCATAAACCCATGAAAATAATTGGCCTTCCAGCTCTTCGATAGATAGCTTTGATAATTCATTTTCTATTGCGATAGTCGATAGTTTTCTTTGTTGACCGCCTGAAACCAGCCAAACCGCTGGAGATTCATCAACACCACCACCAACAAACGCAAGACCGCCGCCAAACTTAACAATTGATTGCGGAGAAAATACACCGATATCAATGGCAGCACCAACGATAGGCGCAAATGGTGAAGGTGCGCGGCCG